AGGCGGGCGATCAGCTCCGTCGGGTTGATGTCCCGCCCAAGTTTCCGCTGCCATGTCTGGAAGTCCTTGACCGCCGCCGTTACCTTGCTCTGGATTTCGCTTGCGCTTCTCTGGTTGCTCTCTGCAATCCAATAGGTGAACGATATGGTATAGTCCACCTCCTCCGGTGCGAGGCAGCTTACATGGTCGCACAGCGGGCGGATGGTCTCGTCGTCCATGTGTTCCGCCATGCCCGCAAGCTCCGTTGTGTTCGGCAGTCGAAGCCCTGTTTCATCCTCGATCACGAAGTAGATGTTCACCTCGTCCGGTTGCGGGCTTACGATGCGGACATCCGCCACATCCCCGCGCCATTCCCGCGCATAGTATTCATAGGCGTCCCGCGGCCCGGCGCAGCTATAAACGCTCGGCGCAAGGTAGATGCGCCTGGTCAGGCTGTCGTCGTCCTCGGTGTCCAGTCCGCCCGTACTCGGTGTTGTGTTGCTCACGCCGGAAATGTACGGAATGGGGTCTACCAGTATTTTGATTGCACCCGAAAGGATGCCGCTGCTCTCCGCTCCGGCTTCCTCGGCTTGTACCACAACATCCGCATAGCTCTCGCCCGCCTTGATCTCGGCGTACTCCAGGCTGTTGAAATACTTCCCGTCCTCGGTTTTCACCCGTGTTCCCGCCGGGATAGCAACAACGACGCTCCTCGGCTCCTCCAGGCTGAACCGCACAGAGGCCGTGGCCCGTTCCGGCGCTTTCCTGGTCAGCCCCACCAGCGCCGCCAGCGCATCCAAGGCGCTCCCGGTGCTGGTTTTCAGCATTTCCATTCTGCCCTTTGCGTCCGCATACTGCATGGTCTGATATTCCATCGCGCAGAACGCTTTAATCAGCAGGTTCACTGTGTCGGCGTCCCCGATCTCCGGGTCTTTCCCGGTCAGCTCCCGGTAGTATCCGGCGTACAGTTCCCGCATTTGATCTTCCGTCTCCTGCAAGGTCATGTTCTCGATGAAGTTCAGCTCCGGGCAGTTCTCCAGCTCAATGATATTAGACAATTTCGATCACCACCTTTGGGGTCATAGTTCCGTCCTGCGCCTTTCCGCCCGTCCATTCCACGCGGGCCACCTTTGCCCGCGGCTCATACCGTTCGGTTTTGCGCACATATTCTGCAACCAGGAGAACTTGCGCATTCTCCTGTGGGCAGTCGATGATGCTGCCGTCAATTCCAAACTCCCGGTCAAGCGCCTGCTCTCCGGCCACAGTCCCATACAGCACTTGCAGGTTTCGATATACCTCCCGTGCCGTGCTGTCGTCCACCTTGCCCGGCAGTATCTCGATCACAGCATTTTCCGTGTTCAGCATAGTGCCCTCCTTACAGGTATTCTTCGATGGTCAGCGTCACTTTGCACTCCACCATCGCCCCCCGGTGCAGCACCACGGCCCACTCGTCGCTGATGTCGGTGATTTTGAACGGATACGGCGAAAGGGGCGAGCCGCCGATAATGAACCAGTCCGCCACATCCTGCTCTGCCGCGCGTTGCAGGCGTCGCAGTGTGCTTCTCGGGTTCACCCCGTCCTGTGCCCGAAGCAGCAGGTCATACGAATATTTCCGCAGCTTGGGCGCAATCCACTGGCTCCTTGCCCTTGCCCCGGTTCGGTTGTGGGTTGCCCACTCGCTCCCGCCCTGTCCTTTCAGGCCGCTCGGTGTCAGGATGCGCCGGTCGCTCACCGTGAATGACACCCCCATATAGCTCCCCAGCGCCATGTGCGATCTCCTCCTTACTTTGGCGGTGTGGTCCCGCCGCCCAGGCTGTCCTCGTGCGTGTGGTTGACAAGGCTTTTCCCTTGTATGACAATATCGCCCGCCGGTGCCTCCGCCTTGATCTCCGGGGCCGACAGGTTGATTTTGGTCGGACTGGTCACGGTCACATCCCCCGCCTCTGTCACGGTGATTACCGCTCCGTTCAGCGTGATCTTTGCCTCGCCGCCCGACACTTCGACTTCCACGCCCTTTGTCACCGTCAGCGTGTACTTTCCTCCGGCGGACACGCTCAGTTCCCCCGCCGCCTCGATGCTCGCAAAGCTCCCGGCCTCGATGCTCACCGATGTTCCCGCCACAAGGCCGACGCCCGTTTTCGCATTCAGGCTGATGCTGGCCGAGCTGCTTTTAGCCTGGAATTGTCCACCGGCCACCAGGCTGATGGGGCCTTTCGCTTCGTCGAAGATTTCTCCGTTGCAGGTGCGCCCGGTGCGCTTGTCCACATACTGCGTGTACACGCCCGTATTCTCGTCATACCTGCTGTAAGCCCGCCCTTTTTGCGAACCGTACTCTTTCCGGTAAAGTCCCTTGAAGCCCTCTGCTGGGCGGTTTGTTTTGTTCCAGACCGTTCCCGTCGTCGTGGCCGCCGCAAGGCCGCTGCTGGTGTGCGCCACGCTGACGATCTGGCCGATCACCGGCATTTTGTATTCGCCGTTGCTGATGGCATTGATCTTCCGCGTCACGCTTTGCCCCCGGTCAAAATATGTCACTTCATAGGTGCCCGCCTCATAGTCGATGGCGCTCACGCGCCCCGTGCGGTTCGTGCTTGCCACCGGCTATCCCTCCTTTTCTGTGATGCAATAGCTCGCTGGCACCCATCCGGTCACATTCTTTCCTACCGGTAGCTTTCCGCACCGCGCCGCCGTGTTGGTCATGCGGTATCTCCCGTTGATTAAGATGCCATCGTAGAAATAATAGGTTCCGCTCTTGTGACACGCCGGACTTGCCGATGTGCTTGCCACATAGAAAGGCGCATTTGTCAGCGTCACCGACGCCCCCGCTTCGGCTCCCGCCGCCGAGCTGGCCGCATTGGCCGCCGGGCTTGTGGTGGCGTAGGCGCTGTCGTAATCAACGCCGCTGTCCTCCTCCGGCTCGTGGTACTCGATCTTCCCGCCCACATCCCAGTAGTGGAACGCAGTTCCGATGCCGCTGCACTCGAAATCCGTGGTAAGTCCGCTGGCGCTCACCTTATGCGTCACCTTGTCAACAAAGTATTTTCCGTCCAGCTTTCCGTACCCGGCCAGATTGATGCAGTTTCCCGCACTCACCAGCCAGTCCCCATCTACCCCGAAGCGCAGCCGTACCGTGCCGTGGTTGGCGTTGTTCAGCTCCGCGCACAGTTGGACGCTGGCATCATATACGCTTGTCGCTCTCCGGTTCACGCTCTTTGTGTGTGTCCCTCCGCCCACGCTGCACACGATGTCGATGTCCTTGTCCGCGTCGGTGTAGTTGAAGTACCCACCGGTGTATGTGCCGGACAGGGTGGTGGTATATGCAAAACTGCCCGGCCTGATCTGCGTCCGGTGGAAAGTCTTTACCGCTCGCTTTTCCTTGTACCGCTCCCGGTCATACACCCACAGCCGCCGGGCGTAAACTTTCAGGATAAGGCCGTAGTTTTTGCATAGCTGGTTGTAATAGCCGCTGTCCGTTCCGTCCTGCTCGTCGCACTCGATGTCATAATCGTCTGCATCGTAGGTGAACGCCAGCCCATACCGGCCCGCTATGGTCTCTCCAATTCTCTTGATGCTGGTGTTTTTCCAAATGGTTTCCCGCTCCAGCTCCGAAAAGTCGCTGTCGCTCGGCTTGCTCACGCCGCCGATCTGCAAGGTGGTTGGTGCATCAGAAAAGCTCACATCATCCAACACGAATAACCCGCACTCAATGATGCGCCTGTCTCCCTGCGCCTCCCAGTTGTACCCCCGGATGCGCGGGCGCAGCGTCGCGCCCTTTTCCGGTAGCCAGCCCCGCAGCCACTTTCCATCCTGTGCGTCCAGCGTGATGTCAATGCTGTCGCTGTTGTCTGCCGCGCTGTCGATATAGGTCAGGCTTTCGATTTCTCCGCCTACCTGCCCGGCAAACGGGGCATTGTTGTAGCGCACATCCAGCGCCAGGCTTCTTGCTCTAATCATAGTTCGCCTCATATTTCCACGGCGGCAGCAGTCCATTCCGTTCCTCCTCCAGCGCCGGGGTAGACAGTTCCACCCCGGCTTGGAAGATAAAAGTCTCAATGTGCGCTGCATTCGCCGCCATCAGAACATCGGCATGGTATTCGCTCCCATAGACTTCCTTGGCGATCATGTCCCATGTATCGCCGCTCTTAGTGATGTATGCCATACCGTCCTCCCGTTAATAGGCCGTCCGCGCATTCCGGCGCTGCATCTGGAGATACCACGCCTCAAATCTGGCCTGCGCCTCCGCCAGCGCCTCGTCGATTACGCTGCGGTCTGCGTTCCCTTGAATGGTGATCTGCGGCGCAAAGGTTATGCCTCCGCCGCCGAAGCCGCCCTCCGCCGGGATGTCCGCCAGTTCCACCGGCCTGACGCCCAGCAGCTCACCGGCCTTGGCCCATGTTGCAAGGTTCTCCCGCCGCACAGCTCTCTGGAAGCTGATAACCGCCTCTGTGCCAGCCTCGCCCGCGATGCTCGCGCCGTTGGTAAATCCGCCCCGTGCCAGCATCGGAATTTCCGGGATATTCAGTCCGAATGTTTTTCCGCCCAACCCCGGCACCCAGTCCGGGATGGTGATATTCAGCCCATTGATGCCTGCGATTGCCTTGTTGATAAGCGTTATAACGGCGTTGATCGGGGCTTTGAACAGAGCGCCCAGGGTGTCGAAAATACCTGTGAAAATCGACCGCACACCCTCCCACGCCTGCCGCCAGTTGCCTGAGAACACGCCGGTGATGAATGTGATAACGCCTTCAAAGATGGTCTTTACCCCCGTGATGGCGTTGCTGATACCCTCGGAGAATACTGCGATGGCCGCCAGAACAGACGGCACGACCACCTGCCCGATATTCAGCAGGATGGTTGCAAGGGTGCGAATGACCGGCATAACAAATTGAATGGCCTGGCCGATGATCTGCGCCACCGTCATAACCGCCGAACCAATCCCGCTGATGATACTGGAGATATACGGGGCCGCCGTCTGGATGGTTTGCAGAATGACCGGCACCACCGTCTGCGTGATAAAGTTGAATATCCCCTCAATGATTGGCTTTACCGTTGTGTTGGCAAAGGTCACGACCTGGCCCACAACGCCCATCACCGATTGGAGCATCTGCACGATGCCGTCAAACGCCCCGGCAGCCGTCTCATTCCCGGCAAATATGCCGCCCTGTCCGAACAGCATTTCTCGGAAACCGGACAGCGCACTTGCCACGCCTCCGTCCACAAACAGCCCGCTGATGAAGTTACCCACATTGGACAGTGCGCCTGTGAACTTGTCAAAGATGGCAAGCCCTTGTTCTCCGAATACCCCGCCGACGATTTCCCGTATATACTCCAGGTTGTCACCCAGCAGGCTGACGACCGCAATAATGCTGGATACCACGCCCACGACCGGGAGCGCCCCGGACAGTAGGGTTCCGAAGCCGCCTGCGATTGGCCCCCAAATACTGCTCAGTATCCCAAGACCCCCGCTCGCAGCACCACCGATTGCCTTTACCGCACCGGAGCCAGCGATTGCGCTGAATGCTCCGCCTGCCTTGCCCAGCAGGCCGCCCACGGCCATTCCGGCTTTGCTCCCCATGATGGCAGCTCCCGCCTTGCCCAGCAGGCCGCCCAAGCCGCCTTTTGCGGCCCCCAGCAGTCCGCCCG